GACGATCGGATTGCGGAAGCGATAGCAACGCGCAGCGGCATCGAAGCGCTCCCCGAAAGCCTCAGAGATAAGCGACTAATCGCTGCAATCGACAAGGCTGACTTCTTTGCTTGTGTGTGGCAAGCCGAGTCAGGCCTCTGGGACGCTATCGCTATCAAGTGTTCGGACAAGGTGCACGCGTTGATGGCCGCGGGACCGATCCAAATGGGGCCGCCGCCACGATTTGCCCTCATCACCTGCAGGTCTGCCGACGATGCAGCCCAACTCAGAGAGAACTACAAGTTCGCGCAACAGCTCATTGCGGACCGCAATCTCGGCCGCGCCTCAGATCGGCGTTCACGACGACGGGCGAATTAAACGACCGGTGTTTGTATCGTTGCTTCTCTCGCCACACCGCGCGGCGCCCGCCCCGACCAGCGCCGGCAAACCCACCCATCAGGCAGGCGCATGCGATCGAAAATGCCGACCGCTCGTGCGGCCTCGACGTCATTGATGCCGCGAGCGTCCTCCGGAATGAGTAAGCGCCGTTCCTTGAGCCATCTCTCCCAGTCGGGACAGGCGAGCGACATCGCCTTCGTCAATGGACGAGATCGCTCCACGCAGTGCCTTGCGCGGCGGCCTCGGCTTCGGCCTGGATCTGCTCCTTCTTGCCCAACGGCTTCTCGCGCAGCTCGGGTGCATATTGCGACCAGCCGAAGCGGCATTGCAGCGAGAACATGATCGCTTTCAGTGCGGTGCCATCTGTTCCGCCGGCAATGCGCAGCAGGTTGCCCACGAGTTTCGCCTCGACACTCGCCCTGCCGCGCCGGATCTCGTCCGCGTAGTGCTTGAGCAGCGTCTTCTGATCGATGCCGATCACATCGGCGATCTTGGCCGTCGGGATCGCGAACCCGGCGAGCACCTCGACCATTTGTCGGTCCTTGTCGCTTGGTTGGTGCGAAGGACGGCTCACGGCTCGCTGACTCCTTTGGCCAAGTGGCGCAATCAAATGCGCCCAAACGACAACTACGGGGGCCTGTTGTTTGGGCGCGAAACCTCAGTTGCTATGCGAGCAAGGTTCTAGGCGCTATTCTGCAATACAAATGGGGGACTTCTTGGGGGCTACCATGACTCTTGAGCCAGTAGTGCAGCTAATCAACGCCGTCGCCAGCTACCTCCAACGTCGCCAGAAAACAGATCCCAAGCCTCGCGCCAGTCGACACGATCGTCGTTCTTGACCTTTCCCTTTGAACGCTTGCCAATGCCGAGATCGGCGCCTTCGCGCCACTCCGGATCGTATTCGACGCCATAGGGTGGATCGCTGGTCATGAGATGCGGCTTGGCGCCATCGAGAAGCCGTGCGACATCGGTCGCGTTGGTGCTGTCTCCGCACAGCAACCGATGGTCTCCCAACAGCCACAGATCGCCCGGCCGCGACACAGGCTTCGTGGGCGGCTCCGGCACGGCATCGGGGTCCGTTTGCCCGCCGCGCCGATCGGCCATGACGTCGGCCACAAAGGCCGCGTCGAAGCCCAACAGCGCCGTGTCGAACGAAAGCTCGGCGAGAGCGCCGAACTCAACCCGGAGCAAGTCCCGGTCCCAGCCGGCGTTGAGCGCGAGCTGGTTTTCGGCAAGAAGGTAAGCCCGCTTCTGCGCTTCGCTCCAGCCCGCTGCTACGATCACCGGAACCTCAACGATCCCGAGTGCATTCGCTGCCAGAAGGCGCCCATGACCGGCAATGACAGATCCGCTTTCGTCGATCAGGATCGGCTGCGTCCAGCCCCATTCCCGGATGCTGGCTGCGATCTGCGCCACCTGCTCGGGCGAATGTGTGCGCGCGTTGCTCTTGGCCGGTCTGAGGGCGGCGATCGGCCGCCGCTCTACCGCGAAGGCCGGCCAGGACTCGTTCGGCATTTTGGCGAAGGTTCCACGAGCACGTTGAGGCGGAAGAACCGCAGAAATCCGCCATTCGTGCGTTTAGCATAGCGGACTGGAAAAACCCCCGAAGGCCATGGCCCTCGAAACGGCGGATTTCTGCGCTCTGCCCCGCTACGGGCGCCGACCATCGCTGGAGGTCATCCACTGCGCTTCACAGATTTCCGCCGAATTCGGCCGAAAAGCGCGCCGTAGCCGTTCGCATGGGGGACTGGAAAAACCCCCTGCCCGTTTTTTCTCACCGCAGAAAAAATTCTCCGCGTGGACCCGCATGCGGTTTGTGTCCCCGTGTCTCGGTAGAGATCAGAGGCCCCCTACCCTTTCTATTACGGGGACATACTAAATCGTTCAGCAGCTGCTACGAGGCGATCCGATGGCCGCCGCCATCTTCGCCAACGCGAGCGCACACGCGATTACGCCCGGCACGCTTGGCTGCATAGAGACATGCATCTGCACGCGAAACGAAATCGGCCGCCGCCTCGCCCGCCTTGTACTCGGCGCCGCCGATCGAGAGTGTGACCTGCCCCAACGTCTCGCCAGTCGCCTTCTTGATGATCTTGCGCGATTCGACCGCTTTGCGAATCTGCTCCGCCACGGTCATCGCCGCAGCGAGCGAGGTCTTCGGCAACACGACGACGAGCTCTTCGCCACCATAGCGCGCTGCCGTGTCGCGTCCTTTCACATTCGAACTCAGGCACTGCGCCACCAGGCGCAACACCTGATCGCCCGTCGCATGCCCCCATGTGTCGTTGAACTTCTTGAAGTGATCGATGTCGCACATGAGAACGCACAATGGTGTGGCCTCACGCTCAGCCTCTGCGATTGCCACCGTCAGCTGCTCGTCGAAGCTACGGCGATTGGCAAGCCCGGTCAGTGCGTCGATGAGGCTTTCCTTGCGGACCGCTTCCATCTTCGACCGCAGCGTATCGACCTCCTTGGCAGACGCATCGACTTGGGCCTCGAGCGCCTTGTTCCTCTCGGCCATCTGTCCAGTGGCGACGGCGACGCTATCGATTAGGCTTTTCAGATGCGCCGGCACATCGCTCTGCTCCAACTGTTCAGCGGCACGGTCCAATGTCCTGGCGTAGGCGTTTGAGCCCTTTCCCGTCGTCTCGAGCACCGAGGCGAGCTTCCTCAACTCTTCCTCAAGATGGAGCGCGGTGGCGTCGACCTCGACTTTCGTTCCAGTGTCGCAGAACTTGTCGTGAAGTTTCTTCGCCAAGGCCGCATCGTTGCCACGGCCCTCTCGGACAGCGGCATCGAGCGCTGCTATCAACTCGACGTTTTGCCCGAGCGCGTAGAAGAACCACAAGACGTAGTTGATCGGCGTCGGCGCGATTTCCCGCTCGTCCATCAAGGCGTTGGCGCGCTCTCTGATGTCGCGCGCTTGGTTCGGTAATTCCCAAAAGTGCATGGCGCCGGGAGCCCCTCTGCGGCTTCAAAAACAACTGCCACGTGTATTCTCAGCGAAAATGGTTAGGCTCTTCTCTTCGCGAGTCTGCCGATGACTGATCGGTTAATGCCGCACCAGACCCGCGAGCGTATGATGCGGCTTCGGTAGTGAGGAGGCGGGCATGCGTCATCACGCGTTCACGACCATCATCTTGGCGCGGATTTTGGGACCGGTCCTGCTGCTCTCAGGCGCCGCGATTGCCGCACGACCCGAGATCTTTCTCTACATTATCGATACGTTCCAAGCAGACGCCGCCTCGCCAAGCCGATGGGGCTTCGTCGCTCTGGCGATCGGGCTCGTCATTCTCGCACTCAACCATCGTTTCAACGGCACGATGGAGATCGTCATAACGCTAATAGGTGTCCTGTCGCTTGTGCGCGGCCTCGTGCTCCTGCTCGCGCCCGACCAAGCGATGACCTTGGCTCGCTCCGTCGCAGAAACGACTCCCATTGCCGTCAGGGCGACCGGTGCCGTCGTTGCGCTTCTTGGGCTCTGGCTTTCCCTTGCGGGCTTTCGAGCACGTGCCAACTGACCCGATGGCACCTCGCGCACTTCGGAGCGCCAAGACCCAGCCTGTGACCAACGATGTCACAAAGAGACGGCCCTGGCCGGACGCTGCAACCTCAATGCACGCTCGCGCGCGGTCTTCAGACCATGCAACCTCGCGCATTTCAGCATTACGTTGCTCGGATCGAGCTTGGGGCCACCGTCTTGGATTTCGATAATGTGGTCGCCGTAGATGCGTTGTCCGGGATGGTGCGGGCCGCTGCAGTTCGGATCTTCGCAAGCCTCACCGCGCTCGCGCTTGATCCTCTCGACGAGGGCGCGCCACTCGCGCGAGGCATAGAACGGATCGCATTCTTTCGGCGGCAATGGCGCAGTGCGCGTGTCGAGCTTGGCGACGCGCGGCGCCAAGGTCTTCAGCTTTGGCCGCGCTTGACCGAACGCCTGTGATGCAACCTCTGCTCGCGCGTGTATTTGTCGAGGAACCATCACAGTCTCTCCGCCTTTCCGTCCGCCGTCTTACGCGCCTCCGTTCCGCGCGCGGCTCGTGCGATCTTGGCGTCTTCGTACCCCTCGCGAAGCCAAAACTCGACCCCCAAAAGTCTATCACCAAAAATTGCATCACTTTCTACTTTGCGCTTGACAACCGCGCCGCAACCTCCACGACGAAGCGCCGCGACCGCTTGCGCGGCAACCGCTTGCCGTTGAGCTTCCAGACGATCACGCTCAAGGCATAGGCAAAACGGCGATGTGCGGTAACTGGCGTCGTGCCGAAGCGCCAGCAAATCTCCTTCCATCGTGTCCCTTGAACGCGCGCCCACACGAGCTTGGCGTCCTCGGCCTCGAGCCATCGCAACCAGGGCAGCGCTTCTTCCATGCGATCGATCGCATCGCGTGCAGGTGCCAGACGGCGAAGTCGCTTGGGCTCAGCACCGACGCGGTCGGCGAATGACTCCCGTGTCGCCGGCCACAGCGAGAAGTAACCTTGCACGCGAACCTCCGGCAGCCGCTTCATCACATCGGCCGCTTCGACCAGACGCTCTTCGACCTGTTCGCGTGTCCACTCAGCCATCGCGCCGCTCCGTAGCTGCTTTGCGCACGCCATAAAGCTTTTCGCCGAGCTGACGCACGAGCTCGCGTTCGGGCCAAGTGAGCCTCGGATCGGCGGGGTTTACGACCAGCAGGCCCTGCTCGCGCCAGCCATCGCGCTTGACGTCTTCCGCCGAGCGCCGCTCGCCGCCGTAACCTTTGGGCGTCCACTTCATCGTGCGCTCTCCGCCTCGACGCTCGCAAGTTCCGCTCCGAGCGCGGCGTACGCTGCGGCATCGACCCAGCTGTCCTCATGCTGCGGCGCACGAGCAAGGCGCGCGAGCTTGAGCGCGGACATCATCAACGCGACCTGCCAGGACCGGAGCGGATAGCCCAAGATCGCCGACCAGATGATCGCGATGCGGGTATGCACTTCGTGTGCATCGCCGTACTCGCTGGCGCGCTTTGCCGTGATCAAGACATGTGCCTCGGCCAAGACGTGCTCACGCTTCATCATGCAGTGCCTCCCGTTCCCTCCAAAGCCCAGAGCAGGATGGCGATGGCGTCGGCCTCGTTATCGTCGGTCGGGGTAAAGCCTCGGGCGCGGATTGCGGCGATGACCGCCTCTTTGTCGGCATTTCCTCGACCTGTGGCGTGCCGCTTGATTGTAGCTACGGGGACATCTTGATATTCAATCCCATGGTGGTCGCACCACGACATCAGAATTGCGAGCCATCCTCCATAAGCGTGCGAGGCGTCAACTCCAGCATGGCGTCTTACCTGTTCGTAGACGAGAAGATCGATCCCTCCTGTCAATCTTCTGGTTTCCTCAAGCCAGTGCCGGAAGCGGATGAACCGCATGCCGCCACTTTGCCAGCGGTCCGTTCTGAACTCCTCAACTCCGCTCAAGATGGCGCCTTCCGCTGAGCGAAGCGCCCACCCGGTCTTGGACCCCAAATCCAGACAGAGGATTCTCGATGCCGCTGGGGGACGTGACCGCAAGATCGCAGGGCCAGTGTCATTCAAATCGAGAACGGAATTTTCAGTTTGATGGCTCTTCAACTCAACCTCCATCGTCAAAACGGAATCTCATCGCCGCGCGACCAGTCGATCGGCGGCGCACGGCGAACCGCGGTGATGGCCGCACCCGGGAACACGCGCTTGGCCTCGAGCACGGTGTCGCCCAATCCGTCGATCAGCTTCGCGATCTCGGCGAGCGTGAACACGCGGCAGTCGCGGGCGACGTGATGCGCTTCGACCGCTGTGCGAACGAGCGACACGATCTCGCCGGTCGAGGGCAGCACGCACTCCCAGACCTCGGGCGCAAGCGGCGCCGCGCCGGCCTCGCTCGCCGCGCGATCGAGCGCCGCCCATGCCCGACGCATGGCGGCGGTGTGGACGCGCACGAAGAACTCCTCGTTGCGGATGATCGCGGAGGCGAGCCGATCTTTCTGCTCATCGAACCTGGCGCGCAGTTCGTCCGACACGAGCAGCCGAAGCCGATCGACGCCCCACTTGCGCTCCATGGCGTGGGCGACGTGATCGAGACCGTCGACCATGGCCTGGATCCGGTAGGCCGAGGGCGCCATCGGGTCGCTCGCGGGGTCGAAGGCCGCGACCCGCTGCTTGGTCGACCGCCTCATGGCCGCTGTCCCGATCGGGCGACAAAGGCCGCTCGGCTCGCACCCCCATCGAACGAACTTCGCAGCGCGCAGCTGCGCTGCGAAAGTTCGTAGGGGGTATGGGGGACTTTAGCTTCGCAAACCCTCGCAAGGAAAATCAATGACTTAGGTATGAACCTTCGCAACCTTCGCGCAACATCTTCGCCAATGATTTCAAGGGCTTGCGAAAGTGCAGTCGAACCTTCGCAAAGCGGTTTTCCGCCATTTCTTGTCATCGTCACGATTGCGCTCCTTTCAATTCGTCCATGCGCCGTACGACGGTCAGGCCGCGAAAATTCCTATGAGCGTCGTGCACCTCGACGCGGAGATGGCCGCTGTCGACGAGTGCGAGATAGGCGCGCTCGACCGCCGCGCGGGCGAGCCCGGTACGGGCAGGCAGACGGGTCAGAATGAAGCGGCTGCGCGCTTGCGGTGCGTCGCTGTAGGGTTGGCCGTTGGCCCACGCACGCTCGATCTCGTCGAGCACTGCACGGCGCACATCAGCCTCATCTCTCTCATCGCCGGCGGCCGCGCACGGCATCATCACGCCGTCGACCCAACGCAATGTCAGCGTCTCACCGGCGCGGGCGTAGTTCGATTTCTTGCGCGTCAGCACACGCGCGTCCGGATCGGCTTCTTCTCCGGCCTCCGCAAGAGCCTGCGTGAGGTAGAGCCGCGAGCGGACGGTATTGTTCCATGCGGTCGACCCGCTCGATCCGCTGCCGCTTGCCATTCCGCTCAAGGAAGGATGCGCGCAGAGCAGCACGGTGCCATCGATCGCGCGGGCGATCCGGCCGCACGCGTTGCTGATGAACTGGCGAACTTGAGTGCGGATGTTCTCGTTGCCGCCGAAGAGATCGGCCGCGGTGTCCAGCACGACGAAGCGGGCCCCGAAGTCACGAACCTCGTCAAGCAGCGAGGAGAAGAACTCCGTCAGCTGGCCTTTGCCGCTATCCTGCCCATCGAACGTCATGAGGAGGTTGTCGAACCCCACACTCGGCCACAGGCGCAGATCGCCCAATTGCTTGTATTCGATCCAATAGGCGCCGTTGATGCGCTCTTGGTTGATATGGAGGTCGTCTTCGTGATCCTCGCACAACAAGCCGAAGGCGCGCAGCTTGCGTACCGGAAGGCCGAGCCAATCGCGTCCCGTCGCAACGCTGGTCAGCAATTGTTGCGCGAGAAGCGTTTTCCCAAGCCCGCCGTCGCCGTAAAGCGCCGTGACATGCTTCATGGGAATCCAGTCTTCGACGAGCCACTGCCGCTCGGGTACAGGCTTGCCCGACCAACTCCGCGGATCGACGATGAGCGGGCGTTGGCTGTGTTCGTCTTCATGCTGATCGACCACGTGCGCGGCATCGGGCTTGTTCCATTTCCGTCGCCCGCCTGCGATCATCGCCGTGACCTCGCGTCGCGTCTGATCCCTCGTATAGCCCGGCAACGTCATCGCCTCGGCTGTGGTGAGGATCTCCGCGTCCGACCAGCCGCGTGCGATCCAATGGCCAACGAGGCGAAGCATGTTGTCGTGCCAGTGATCGCCGGCGCGAATGCGGGCGATGCAGACGTCGACCGAGAGATTCGCGCTGCCGATCTGCAGCTGCGGCGGTAGCCGTATCAATGGCGCTGAGAGCGCCGGCGTCTCAAGCGCAGGCTCTGACGCCGGATACGCGCGAGCGATCTGCTCGGCCATGTAGGTCCTCGCCCGGCCATCGTCGAAACTCAAGAACTCGGTGCGTTCGATGATCCGCCCATTCTTGACCGGCCAGGCGATCGAGCCGCCGAGACGCAACACGCGGGCCAGATTGACGACGGAAGGGTCGCCGCCCAACGCTTGCGCCAAGGCCAAGTTTTGCCGGCGGCAAAGGTCGGGGTCGCGAACAGGCGACTCGAGGCGCCAGTAGAGCTGCGCCCGCAAATGGGGATGCCGGCCGGTGATGACAACGCCGGTCGGCGGGCAGCCGCGATTCTTGTAGTTGATCGAGGCCGTCGCCGTGACGTCGTCGTCAATGTCGGCGTAGAAGGCGCTGAGCGCGTAGATGTCCTCGTCCTTGGCGCGGCCACCGCCGATGCCGGGCTTGCGCAGCGCCGCGCCGACATAGACATTCCGGCCGGGTGTTCGGTTCACCGCAACCGCGCGCTCGACAAGCTCGTCGAGCTCGTCCGTGCCGAACATCACCGCATGTCTGAGCTTGCCATCTTGCGCGTCGCTCCAAGCAAGCTCGATGGCCCCATCGTGACCGCCGTCGAGCCAGCCCTCGAACAGATGACCGACATGACGGCGCATCTGAACCGCATCCGGTTCGAACATGGGCTTCACATTCGTCATGGACATCTGTGACGAGGAGACCGGCTGAGAAAGAGAAGGCGGAGAACCGAAGCCCTCCGAGCGAGAGATCAGAACAGCGCTTCATTCATCGGATCGGCGGCGGGCTTTGGCGCCGGCGGCGGGACATGTTGAGCGAGCGTTTTTGGCGCGGGGGCCGAGACGGAATTGCCCTGCCAGACCTCTGCGGCGGCAACGGGACTGGCGCTCGGCAAATCGGCCGGTCGATCGACCCATTGCACCAGCGAGAATGTCGGCCGGTAGTTCACGCCGAAGCGGTCTTTCATCGCCTGCGATCCGCTGCTTGCGATCACCGGAAGTTGGCCTGGATGTGCCGCCTTCTCGGCCTCGTACTGCGCGTGCACGTCCTTGATCGCGTTCGCGAGATGGATCGAGGCGCTGGCGAACTCGACCGCGCCGCCGAAGAATTTCGGGCTGTAGGCCATGACCACGAAGCCGCGCTTGAAGCCGTCGCCGGGCAGCGGCGCCGCCTTGTCGAGGCTTGGGTCCATCACCCGCTCGGGCGCCTCGCCCTCGCGAAAGCGCAACCAGCCGGTGGCGATATTGTCGAAGTCGATGACGAAGGTCGGACGCGCGATCTCCTTGTCCTCGCCGTCGGCGCCGCGCACGAACCATTTGTCCGCTTTGGCGTTGTACTTCACGTAGTTCTTCAGATTGGCGCTGCCGCCGATATTAAGTGCCATGGTCTTCTCCTCTCGGGGTTGTGGGTTCTAGAACCCAAAGACTTCAGCCCCCCGCGCGCGTGTCGTGGGGTTTTGCCAGTGAAAGCGCTCGTAATCGGGAACGATGAGCTTGCAGAGCTCGTGCGCGTCGCTCGACAAGCTCAAGAAGCGTTCGAGCCGCAGTGCGATCTGGCGTAGCGCCTTAAACTGCTCGTCCATCTCGACGCGCTCGAGTTCGTAGACCGCGACCGAACGCGCATCTTTCTTGGCCGCCGCCGGCTTCACGTAGGCAAAGCGCATGCCGTAATTGCCGTGCGCCTTGGCGTAGATTGCGCCTTGGCGCGCATGTGAGAGCGAGATGGCGGACGGCAGACGGTCGCTCGTCTTGAGGTCGACGATCAATCCGTGCTGATCGAAGCGCCAGTCGATGTAGCCCACGATCGGCACGGTAACGTCGTCGAGCCTGATCTCGATGCGATCCTGGTAGGCGGTCGGTATGCCGTACTGGCGAAGCTCGGAAAGGCCGTGCTCGACATATCCAGCGAGATTGGCGCGTTCGCTCGACTTGCGTTCGTCAGCGTTGAACGTCATCTCGCGGTCGAAGGCGTTTTGCGCGATCGCGATGCAGCCGTCGAGCGGCCGGTTGGGATCGATCAGTCCCGCGTGCACGCCCTCCTCGACGGCTTTGCCGCGCGCCATCATTGCCGTGGAAGGGCTTTTGTGGCCGAGCAGGCGCTCGAGCGCCCACACCGCGGGCTCTGCAGCCCACAGGTTCAGCGACGAGGCCGACAGATGATCGATGCCATGGCGCGCAAACCCGTTCATGGCAGCGTTCCGATCAGTTCCGAGAGCTTGGCGTTGTGCCTGCGGGCGATCGCCAGGTAGCTGAACGCGTCCTCCCCGAGGCGCCGCTGCATGAGATGGACAAAACCTTGGGCGAAGGCCCAAGAGGCGATCCCGGCCGTGCGTGTGAGCTCGCTGCGATCGCTCTCCGAAAGCGGCGAGCCGTGGCGCATCGTGTCAAGCGCCAGGAAGCCGCGGTGGTACTCGATCGTGTCCCCGGGTTCTGCCTGGCCGAGCCAACCCAGAAAGTCGATCGCGGTGAGCACGCAGCGCGTTCGCGTCTCGCTCGCCCTCACCGCAGCACCCGCGACAGGCGATAGGGCGACACGCGTCTCTGCGACCCGCAGAAGTGCTCCGCCTCGAAGGCCTCGATGTCTGCAAGCCGGTAAAGCACCCGCCCGCCCACTTTGAGATAGCGTGGCCCGTGTCCCTCCCACCGCCATCGTTCCAGCGTGCGATGGCTCATCGACCAGCGCCGGCCCAGTTCCACCTGGTTCAGGTGCCGAATCGGCGGCTCGCTCATCGCGGTCTCCTTTTTCCGCCGCCTTTGGCCGCCTCGGCTTCCAATTGGGCGATGAAAGCCATGACCCGGTCCGCGGTGACCAAGGTCGGGGTCCGCCCCCGGCGCAAATTGCTGACAAAGCTAGGATCGCCAACGGCTTGGCGGCCGAATTCGCTGACCTTAAGCCCGGACGTGGCCAGGAACGTCTCCACCCGAGTCAGGAATTATTCGTTGAACGTTCTCATGGTAGGTTATGAGAACATTCGCCCCCTCAGCGTCAACGAAAAGAAATAGCCTATTTCCTACATAACGAATTCAAGGACTTAAAGCCCATGCGCCTCGATCCCATCCGCACCCGCGTGATCGCCCTCATCGAGGAGCGCCGCTTCACGCTCAAGACCGCCTCGCGTGCGCTCGGCAAGAACGACGCTTACCTCCATCAGTTCCTCTATCGCGGATCGCCCAAGACCCTGCCGGAGAGTGTGCGCGAAGCGCTCGCCGCCAATCTGGGCGTCGATCCCGCGGAGCTGCGTCACCTGGAACTCCCGCCGCGCAAGGCGCGCGCCCTCGAGATGAAGCCCCGCCGCCATCGCAAGCCAGACATCGAAGGCTTCTCACGGGTGAAAGAGATCGACGCGCGCGCCTCCGCCGGTCACGGCGCGGTCAATGCGGAGCTCGAGGAGCTGAAAGAGACCTGGCTCTTTCCCGACACGGTCCTTCGTCACGAACTGCGCGCCAATCCCAAGGATCTTCACATCATCACGATCGACGGCGACTCGATGGAGCCCCTTCTCTCCTCGGGCGATCGCATCTTGATCGACACCGCCCAGCGCGTACCCGTCCCGCCCGGCATCTTCGTCATCTGGGACGGTATGGGGATCGTGGCCAAGCGCGTGGAGCACGTGCCGCATTCCGAGCCCACCAAGATCGTCATCAAGTCGATCAATCCCGAGTACCAGACCTACGAGCGCGATGCCGAGGAAGTGAATATCATCGGGCGCGTCATATGGGCGGCGAAGAGGCTGTAG